GTAGTCCTTGCCGGACACCAGGCCATTCACGTCGAAGTTCTGGACCCGCTCAGCCTTCGTCAGCGGTTTGGCGTACTTCACGCCCTTCCTCAGATTCCCAGACTTCGTGAAATTTGACTCAGTCAGGTTGATGACCGTGTTGCGCGCAGCGACCTTGAAGTCGTAATCGTCCGCAGCTCGGCCAGCCTTGTCGCGGTAGGCCAGGTTTGCGGCCCATAGCTCCGGGTTGCCCACAGGGGAGCGATCGATCACCGAGTACACCAGGTCCAGCGAAACCTTCTTTACGACCATCTCGGCATTGGCCTTGGCCTTTTCCACGAACGCCTTGAGGTCGAGGCTGAAGCTCATTTTCGGGCCTGCACGCTGAAGCCGACCGCGAGGCCGGCGTAGTTCCAGGGATCGACGCTCTGGATCGTGTACGTGTCGCCGTCGAAGGCGATGGTGTCCAGGCTCTTTGGCTGCGGCATGTTCGAGCCATCCAGCAGAACCGGGGAAATCAGGATCTTGAAGTCGCCTTGTTTGATCCGGGTGCCGTCGATGTCCGACTGCTTGTAGTTCTCGCGAAAGCCCGAGCCGTCGAAGACTTCAACAGTCGGAGTGCTGCCGCCAGTACCAGGGTCGTATTCGCCCTGCGTGGTGCGCTTCAGGGTCAGCTCCAACCCCTTACCGCCGGCGGACCGGGGCGCTAGCAGCCTTGTAGCTGTGGCCTTGGCGCGATCATAGATATCTGGCATAACTCCGCCTTCATTCAATATGCAAGGACGATCCATGACCTCTCGAGCAGACAAAATCAGGGAAATCATTGCCTGTAGAGTTAGGCTCCTAATCGCTCAATCCAATAGCGATGACTTCTACGATGAGACTATCGCGCTGCGCGACGCCATAAGCATGGCGCTTCAAGGCGAAAATTCCTCGCTGGGCGTGATGATCAACGAACGTTTCGTACCCCGAGGGAAGAAGCTGAGCGACGACGCGAACCAGGCGATTTCCGTAGTTGAGCGAGCATTGATCGACCAAATCCCAGTGGGCGAGTCGTTGTTCGGGTTCGATCTCGCTCTTTAGGACCGGCTCAACTTGATCTGCCCCGACGACTCCACCAGCCCCGTGAACTGCGCATAGGACTGGCGAATCGCGGCGGCTTTGCTGGCCGACGCCTTCGCCGCAGCGTAGGTCGTGCTCAGCGGGCCAACAGTCTCGGAGACGATTGCGCCAACCTTGGTATCTGGGTCCACCAGGTCATCAGCATGTATCTCCGCTGCCAGGGCCATCTGCCCGGCCTTCACGGCGGGCGGAATGGTGTCGGATGGCAAATCCCAGCCGTTGCGGCAGACGCTGTAGCGCGGCCACGGCAGCGCCTGGTCACGGTTCACGGCGCAGCCCTTCCACGGCAGAGCGCTCATCTGGAGAGCAGCTCGGCGCAGGAGGGCTTCCTGGGCGGGTTCGTCGGCTGGGACAGTCTTGCCGAACTTCACGGCGTAATCAGCCAGCTCCGCAGCAGTGGCGAAGCTCTCGGCATCAGGCAGGCCCGTGCCTATTTCGATAATCAAGGTCACAGCGAGCCTCCCTTCGTTTGTTTGGATGCCGCGCCACAGCATGTGGCGCGGACTTGGTTACTCGGCCAGGCGCCAGCCCGCGCGTGCGTAGTCACCGGTCATGTCCGGATGGACATCGGCGGTAGCCTGCGTGCCATCCGGCTTGTCATTGACCATGCGCACGGTATCGACGGCAGGGTCCAGGCCCGGCGCAGGCGCTGGGTTCTGCGGCACATTGCCGAACACCTGAGCGTCATGGTCGCCAGCCAGCAGCTTCGGATCGATGACGCTCACGTCGCCGGCGAGTGTCGCGTCGGCGCTGCGCTCGTCGTTGCCCTTTTGCTCCTGAGCCTTGGCGGCCAAATCATCAGCCTTCTGCTTAGCAGCAGCGGCTTTCTTCTCGGCAGGGGTAAGCTCTACAGCATCGGCCTTGGCCTGGAGGTTCGCTGCTTCCTGCTGGGCGTCGGCAGCCTGCTGTTCTGCAGTTTTGTCAGTCATTTTCATTTCCTCGATCATGGTTCAAAAGGCGGCGGGAAGACCCGCGCGCCGATTTGTGCCGCTGATTAGCCGCGGATGGAGACGATGTGATCGCCCTTGACCGCTTTCACACCCCAGGCCAGCGCGATCTCCCAGTAGATCTGGCGGTACTGGCGGTATTGGACCAGCTGGAAGTTCAGGCCGGACACCGGGTCGGTGACGGTCATCACGTCGTCGGCAGCGTCGACCGCTTTGCCGTCCAGGCCAACCGGCATGGCAGGCTGACGTGCAGCCAGGACCAGCGCCGAGCGCGCAAACGCCACGCTTGGGCGGTAGCTGTTGCCGACGGTGATGGCGGTGTTATCCGCGATCGCAGTCTGCAAGCCAGGGCCGCCGATGGTGACGATGCCAGCGGTGTATGCGTTGACCACGTAGTTATTCGGGTCACCGGCGAAGGTGATTACGTCACCTGGCAGGATGGTGCCGGTACCGGTGTCGACCGGGATGCTGACCGAGCCGATGACCAAGCTCGCGCTGTTCACCAGGTAGCCCGCACCAGTGCCTTTGGTGACTTGCTTCAGACCTGCCGACTGGCCGACATCGAAGCCCTCAACGCGACCGATGATGCCTTGGCGCAGGAGGTCGTCGGTGCCCGCTTCGTTGGCCTTGAACAGCACCGACTGCTTGCCGCGCACGTTGGCGGCGGCGGCAGAGTTCAGCACCATCGCCAGGTTGGTAGTCGGGGCGCCGTTGTCTTCCAGGATCTGGCGGGCCAGCGCGAAGTCGCTCAGGTCGCCGGGGATACCGAACGGGGTGGTGCCGGGGGTACCGACGGCGCGGGAGGCGCCACGGACGGCAGCATTGGCCAGGTCAGCGTCGACCGCGTTGCCCAAGGTGCGGAACGCCTGCACGAACTGGTCACGCATGATGTTGGAGGTACCAGCACCAGCAGCGCCATTCAGGCCCTTCTGCTCTTCACCGTTCCAGCGAATCGGGTAGGACTTGCTGTTAGTGATGACGACCGGAACGTTGCCGATGACGTGGTCACCAGCGTTCGGCGCGGTTTGCCCGGGCGTGATGTCTTGCAGGCCGACAGGCTGAACCACCGGAGAGCGCACTTCCTGGCCCACAGCTGCGGATTCAGCGGTAGAGTCGAGGGTGACGATCTTGGTGAAGCCGACCAGCTCGCGCGACACGATGTCGAGCGCTTCGTACAGCGGGCCAATCAGGCCGGTAAGGGTGTTGGACACGATGAATTCCTTCTTTGGATAGGGATAAGGTGTGGTTGGGCTATCCGGCCCCTGCTCCGATCCCCATCCGGGTCTCGGAAGATCTGTGCTTCGGTCAGTCGGTGATCGTTACTTCACCGGTGCTGACCTGCTTGCCAATTGCCGCCTGCTCGGTCGGGCTCATGGCAGTGAACTGCTGACGGCTGTAGCTCTTGCCGCCGCCGTTGTTGTTGCCGTTGCCTCCGCCGCTCGGAGCGCCGCCGCCATTGCCGCCGGAGCTCTTGAGGATGTGATCCTTGTAGGGGTACTGCTCGACGATCGACTCGAGTGCTTCCTCGAAGTCGGCCAGCTCGCCCGGGCGGGCGCGAGAAAAAATCTTGTTGCCGGCGCCGTCATAGGCGACGACCTTGTTTTCCTCGACCTTGAAGTTTTGCCCGAAGCGGGCCTCGACCAGGTCGGCAGGAATGGCGAATTTCTCGGAGATCAGCTTGGAGCCCTTGAACGAGCCACCGATCAGCAAGCCGTGGATGGTCTGGTCACGCTGCTGGAGCCCAGACTGGGCCTTGGCCAGCTCTTCGGCGTGAGCCTTGCTGGCGGCGGCAACCTGCTCTTGTGCGGCCTTCTGCGCGGCGGTCTTGATCTCGTCGACTTTGCCGGCCTGGATCAGCTTGCCCTCGTCGATGTTCTTGATGGTTTCCAGCGCCTTGCGGGCAGCCTCACCATCCTCGATGCCATCAAACAGCTTCAGCTTGCCCTCGGCAGTCTCAGCACGCTCGCGGTGGGACTTGGCCTCACCGTTCAGCCGAGTGATGGTGTTCACGGTGCCGACAGCGTCGAACGCGACCTCTTTGCCGTCGTCGTGCACGTACACCGGGCGGCCGTCCTGAACGATAACGTGGCCCTGATCATCAAGTTTGAGTTTCATGTGGTCTCCGGGCATCCGCCCATGTGAACGGCCATCCGGCCAGGTGCAGCGCTATCCATCCGGAATCGCGCCCATAAAAAAGCCCCGGCGGATGCCAGGGCTGTGTGTGTGTCTAAACTTCAACGCAATACCAAAAACCGGCTTAATATTTCAATCCGATTTTACCGTCTGGCCTGGTGCATGGCCTCCTGTTCCGTGCTGTAGGCCACCGCCAGAGGGGGGTATGCTGGTCTTTGGCTCGAACTTATCGGCAGCCCCCCAAGCAGCAGAGCCTCCTTCCGCTTTTCGTACCCCTGCATTAGGGTCTGGAGCCGGCGGTGCTTCCTTAGGGGCCGGCGCGGACGGTGTTGGGTGCCCGGCGGGTGTTGGCTTATCGTCAGCAAATGCGGTTACTGTGACAACAACTGCAGCCGATAAAATCAAAAGCAAGCTTTTGCATTTCATGGCGACATCTCCTGTTTGGAGAAGTAAGGGTAGTTGCCCTACTTGGCACTACAACAACACTCTGTCGCCTCGTAGCAGGCATCCAACACAAAGCAGCTGCTTCGTGCCGCCAGTAGGCTTGCCATCCTTCAGCAGCATGCCGGTCTTGGTCTCAATGACCTCGCGGCCGCCGCAGCGATGACACTGGATCATCGTCTCTGGCTTGGGCATGGCGCGGACGCGCTTACGTACCTGCTCAACCGGGGTTTCCGGGGCCGGGGTACCCTGGATGACATGGAAGCGCGGCGGCTTGGTCATTAGTCGTCGAAATCGTCTACGAGCTTTCCACCCAGCACAGCTTTAGCCATTCGATCTGAAAGCTGCTTCCATGCGGCGTCGCCATCAAACACACCTTCGCCGCGGGATAGATTCTCTTGCACCTCCCGATGGCTATCTTGGACAAGCTCTCTCGCTGTCTTTTGATCGGTCGTCACGATCGCTCCCTCGTATACTTCAGGCCAGCTCGGGCACTGAGGATGGTCCAGTACTGGTGGTCAGATTCGGCCTGAGCGTTTTCTCGCTCCAGGTCTCCTCTACCCAGCATACTGGTAACGCGCTTGATTGCTTCGGCTTCAGCACTATCGGCCAGTGACGCCATGGTATCACCGCTCGGCCACCCCTTGTCAGCTGTCATAACGTAGCGAAGCGTCGGCCCGACAGCCCGTAGTTCGGACAAGCCAATTTCAGACGCCAATGCAACGTCAGCAGTGGAAAAGGTGCTATTTCCTGGGTGATTGTGCGTAAACGTTGAGCCTTTCAACCGCGCGAAGTCGCTAACCGGAACACCCACGCTATCTGGCTCGCCCTGTCGCTGAAACAGAACCGATCCGTCACGGCCGATGAATGCACCTGTCTCCAGGTGATCATTCCTGATCTGCTCCTCAATGCGCACCGCCGCCTTACGGGCCGGCGTGGAGATATCAGGCTTCACGGTTGGGTGCGCCGCGTCATAGACAGTGAATTCACCGGTTGGCTGCTTGAACGCGCCAGCGTCCAGCGCCTTCAACTGCTTGATCGTCAATGCCTCGCCAGTGGGCGAATAGAGCTGATCAAGACCGATGCGGCCTTCCTTGTACATCTGGTACCGCTGAGGCCCGAGCACTTCGGCTTGGCGTTCCGGAGACTGCCTTGCGAGCCACTGGCTGTAGTTCATGTCCGCCGGCACTGCACCGTCCATGCTCGCGCGTTGCTTACCCGTCATCTCATCGATCGGGATGCCCAGTTCGCTCCATGACTTGGTGCGCGGCGACGAGGTGGAGCGACAGTTGAAGTGCAGCCGCCCCGGCCCTTGAAGCCATGGCACCTTGTGGCCGATTGGCTGATGCGTGCCCACCGTATAGGGGAGCTTGTCCCGAATGCGGCATGGCTCGCTGGTTTTGGTATCGAGCGTACTGGTCCAGTCCTCAGCGGCGAGAATGTCCGAGTTCGCTTGGTACAGATTCTCCCGCGCGACGGATGCCGTGTGGCTCACCGCCGAGCGAATCACTGTAGCCAGGTCCTGCCGGGGCCGCTCAAGGAAGCCGTCGGCATAGCCGTTCACCTTGGTCCCGCGCACGCTGCGGATGATCTGGTCGGTGGTCTTGCCTTCCAGGTAGCCGGTGCTGACCGCGTTGCGGACCTTCACCATCCGGTCAGCCTCGACGGTGCTGGCCCAATCCTTGAGCAAGCGTCCTTGAAATGGCCTGGCCATGGCCGCCGCGTACACCTGCTCAGCACTGATCCGGACCAGCGGAAAGCGCACCAGCACCGGTTCGGGGATCACTGTTTCCAGCAGCTTCTGCTGCCAGTTGACCTCGTAGTCGGACAGCTGCGTGAGATCGCTTTGCAGCGCCTCGGTGACCTGCGCGTAGGCGGCTGCGTTGACTTGGCGGACCTCATCGAGCAGCGCTTCAAGCCGCTCAACCGTGAACGACTCAGGCGGTAAGCGCTCGAGCGCTTTGCCAAGCTCTTCCACCAGTTGGGAGTCGGATCGGTTCAGCAGCGTGATAATGCGCCTGAGCACGCCTGCTTTGTACTTATCCAGCGATATGGCATGAGCCACGCTCTCGTCGGCCAGCTGTTGGTTGACGGTTGGCATCTACAGCGCTCCGAGTACGGGCCCCTGGTCTTGGATCTTCTGCTTTTCCTCTTCCCACTTGAGGTCGGTCGAGACGACGCCGCGGCGCTGGTATTCAGCGAACAGCGTCTGATCGGACAGGCGGCCTTGTGATGCCATGTTCAGCAGCAGCGGCAAGGTGGTCTCTGGCGCGAAGTCCACGTCGAAGTTGCCGTTGACCTGCACGTGACCGCCCTCTTCCTGCCCGGTGTAAGCGGCGCAGAACTGCAGGGCCTGATCAAGAGCGTCTTCCAGCTGCTCGGCCATGGTCTGAAGCGGGCTCATCTCCTGAGCCGCCTCTTCCTCAGCCTGGGTCGCTGTCTTGGTGGCCTGCTTGTCCTTCTGGACCAGCTTGCCGCCAGCAATGCGCATTTGGTCTTCGAGGTCAGACAACGAGGTACGACCGGCCTCGATGGAAGCGCCGGTGTGCTCCACCCACTTCATGTCGCCTTCGCGCGGCAGCTTGGTTGCCGATGCGGTGCCGACCTTCAGCTCCCACTCGTCGTCATCGATCCCGATGATTGCCAGCATCGGCACGCGGGCGACGTGCAGGATGTTGTCCTGGTCGCTCTGCGACTGCCAGTGCTTGACGTTAAGGTGGGCCAGCTCCAGCAACGGCGGCGAGGCCGTCATGTAGCCGGTGCGGTTGGTGTAATAGGTGGTCAGCGGAATGACGGGCTGAGAGTTCGTGCCCTTGTCGTTCTGCTCCCAGCTTTCCTTGTCGCCGTTCTTGGCTTTGCGGTAGGTTGCCCAGCCGCCCGGCACCAGCACGCGGATCTGCGCGATCTGCACCGTGCCGAACTCGCCATCGTCCTCCTCGACCATCTCCATGTAGCGAAATTGGGTCAGGACATGCTGGCCGTTGTTCGTCGTGGAGCGCCAGCCCAACACTTGCTGGGGCCGGATCATGATCGCGTAGGGCCGAACCCCGGCGGCAATCTCTTGCGCCTTGGTGCGCACTGTCGGTGCCCCGTCCGAGCCTACCGTCTTCGGGTAGTCGATCAGCACGTGGCACAACCCGTAGGCCAGCGCGGTGCTGAAGAACGTTTGTGCCCAGACCTGCAGGTTGTTGCCCTGGAGGTCGAAGTTCTCGGCGAAGGGTTTCAGCGAATCGGGTACGTCCTCGCCCAGCACGATCGGCTCCGCGAACACGCGGCCGGTGTTGTTCTTGACGGTTTCGCTGTAGGCCGGCAGCAGGGTTGACTGCTTGAGGCGCACCGCATAATCGCGGTCTTCCTCTTTTGGCCATTTCGGCAGCAGCTTCGCGCCCGCCCGGCGCATGGCGCTGGTGCCCTTCATCAGCGGCTCGACGATGGCCCAGTCCTCGCGCATGGCATCCACGGCGGGGAGTGTTTTGCTTGGGTCGTCGGACATAGGTCACATTCTCAGATTTTCGGTGGACGCAGTCCGCACCTTGATTGGGTAGCGCTTGGCGATGAAGTAGCCCGCGGCGTCGACCATGTGGTCGTATCCGCCTTTCTTGTCGGGCTCGCCTTTGTCGTTGTAGACCTGGCGCTCCAGGCACTGGGTCAGCTTCGGGCACTGGTCGATGTTGACCATCAGCCGGCGCTCGCCGTATGTGTTCAGGAACACCGCGTTGACCGAGTTCACACGGTCTTTCACGCTCGGATTGGTCGAGTCCACCACCACGGTGAAGCCCGCTTTACGCAGCATCGACAGGTCGGACTCACTCGCGTTTTTGCTACTGGTGTTCTGGCCGCTGGCATCCGGGTAAACCGCGATGTTGTGCCGGGGGAATCGAGCCTTGATCTTCTCGATCATCTCCGGCGTGTCGCGCACAGAGTGGAACTCGTCCAGAGCAAACGGCAGGCCCTCGCGAACCACGTAGACCACAGCGCTCATCTTCATGACGTTGAAGTCCATGCCCACATGCAGGGCCTCATCAGGCTTGATGCGCTCGCTGGTGCGGCATTCGTTGCGGTTGAACGTGTAGTAGACGACGCCGGCATAGTTCTCGAAGCTGGCCTCGTACTCCTGCCGGAACGTCCGAGGGTCCATCTTGCGGCGGGCCGCTTCCAACTCCTCGGCCGGGACGTTGCCGCCGTCGAGCGAGGTGTAGAGCCAGCTCTTGTGGTCAGGCTCGTGACCTGGCCGGCCGTCTTGGAAGGTGTCGTAGCAGTGGTTGAAGCCTTTCGGCGTGCCGATCCGCAGCGCATGGCCGCCCTTACGAGTCTCCCCGCTGGGCAACATGTACTGGCAGGTCGAAAGCATCGGCCGCAGGACTTCTTCCCAAGCTTCCCATGGGCAGTCGGCCCATTCGTCAACAAGCACGAAGAACAGCCCGGAACCCCGCAGGTTGTCGTAGTTGTCGAGTCCCACCACGCGCATGACGTGGCCAGACTTGAGGGTGATCGAGCATTCCGTCTCGTTCGGCCGGTGTGCACGCCACGCTTCCGGGATCGCCTGCTTGAGTCGACGCCAGAACACACGCTTGGCCTGCTTGAACGTCGGCGCGCCGTACCAGATCTCGTCTTCGACGCTCACACCCCACTCTGCTGCCAGGCGGGCCGCGCGGCGCATCTCTGCCTTGCCGAGGAAGGTCTTGCCGAACCGACGGCCGCAGACCG